CAATCGGCTGGCCTAATATTTTTCTACGACAACCGTTTCTTCTTCAACTTCTGTCTCAGACATAATCTCAAAAGCAACAGCAAGTTCTTTCCTAACCTCTTCCGCAATCTCTGGATACTTAGAAATAACGTCGCGTAGTACCTTTGACAGTATCTGATTGACATTCTCCGCCTTCTGCATTCGCTGAATATAATCAGCGTCAGCATTGTTAGCAGTACTCATCAACTTATGCAGCTGGGCCTTCTTAGTCGCAATATCACCGGCAAGTTTAAGAGCCTGAATTCTTTGAGCGATCATCCCATGATCAGTAGCAATAGAAACAGTCTCCCAAGCCTCCTTGCTGATTTGATCAAACTCGTCAAGAGCTTTAATCGTGTTATATTGTAACTTCTCAAGAAAATAAGGATCTTGATCAGCCTGGTGTTGTATTAACTTCTTGTACTCTGCAATATACTCTTTTACTTTGTTAATATTTACAGAAAGTAAGGATGCAATCTCATGGTTGCTATAGCCTTTTATGTGAAGGATTCCGGCTTCTTCAATGTCTCTAATCGTGCTAACAATTGCAGGCTTAGCAACAGGTTCTATATCTGACACAGACGCTCCTTGTAGCGATGGATTACTCTATCCCAAGAATATTCCTTATGAATAATTTTAGCAGATTTCAACGTCTTCTGCTTAACTTGATCGTAATTATCTACAACGTACCTCATCTTATCACACAGGTCATCAAAGTCTGGATACGCCCATTTACCGCCAGAATAAATACCAGAAGTGCCTTGACTAGACCAAGTGAAATCTAAAGGTACGGACATTTCTGCGTACTCGGTGCAAGCAGTAGCGTTCGTACAAATAGTAGGCGTACCACACGCAATAGCATTAAACGGAATCATACCCCACCCCTCACCCATTGTTGGATAGATCAGACAATCAGTCTTTCTATACAAATCAGCAAGATCATGTTCTGAAATCTCGTAATCTATTACTTCAATCCTAGGGTGCTGAGAGATGGCACCCAAGTTCATCCCGCCCACACGATACCTAGCATCAGGAGGACCAATTGACTTAATAATCAACTTGAAGTCCTTATTGTTTCCGAAAGTCTTAACAAAAGCATCAACTGCCATTTGTGTGTTTTTTCTTAGTGAAGGACTTCCAACATGAGTGAAAATGAAAACTTTATCCGAGCCAGTTTCTAAACTCGGCTGGAATATTTCAGTGTTAACACCGAGGTCAAAAGAATGAACATTCGTATGGCCAGTGTTTTCAATAAAAACATCTCTGGCCCAAGAGGAGGTAGTCCAAACCTCATCACACTCCAAAATCCTTGACTTCCAGTTAGGAGGCAAAGTATCAGTCTCCCAGTAACTAAAACCAATATTATAAGAAGGTGTAATCTTATAGTCAACAGGCAAAGTGTTGTTGATCATAATATCAATATTGTTGAAGTCAGGTATGGACTGATAAGTAAGACCTGTATCAAGAGAAATATTTATGCTGCGCTCGGAAACTCCCCCATAACATGAAAGTTCCTCTGGGTAAAAGACTGGCATTGCCAAGCCTCTCAACCCAGAGGAAATCTTCCATGACGCATAACCGTAGCCGTCAGCCTTGCTCTTCGACAGTGCTCTCCAGCAAATCTTGTTCTGCATCTTCAATTACTCTGTAAATAGTAAAAGATTCGTTTTCAGAGACTTTTTCTAAAGTCTCGTTAACAATCTTTATCTGCATCCAACCCCCCTTCAAAATGAATCGGGACTACAATGTTCAACGCAGGTATGGTATCAGATATTTTTATCGTTAGTGATCGTTTGACCGTTTTTGTTAAAATTATTCCTCAGAGAATACAAGCTTTTTACCAATAGAAACAGCCTGTTCGTTCAGGTGCTCTCTATCATATCCATGCTCCTTGGTGTATTGAACTCTGTAATTAAACCACCCAGGAACAGCCTTCCAAAACTTGTCATCTGTGTTCTCAGACAACTCTTCTAGCTCTTCAGTCGTCAACAAGAAAGACAAGACACCAAGAGGCATATACACGACCATATCGTAATTCTCATGCTTATCCGATGTGTACTCCTTCAGTAGATCCTGAAAGGCAGTAATAATCTTTCTTACACCTTCACCGGCAAAGTAATCAATCTGGCCGTGTGGATTTCTAATTCTAGGACAGTAATCATCTACCGCACTAATGGTTCCAAACGTTCTACAGACCATCGGCCTAAAGCCGTAGATCGTGCAGCCGTCTTTAAAGAAAACACATTTGCGAGTAGTCTCACCGCCCACCTGCCAGTCTTCATCGTACATAGCCTCCTTGAGAGCATCAACTACGCTACTCATCCACTCATCAGCGTAATCCATACCTTTGTCTTCCATGTAAAGATAATACTGCTGACGGAGATTAAAAGCGATGCTTGCGCACTCAGCCATATGAATGTTTAGACCAATCGAACAGCACTTGCCAGAACCAAGACACTTATACTCCGTCTGGTTCTGCTTAGCCTCTAACAATCTAATTTGATTGTAAATCATATCAAGCTTTGCAAAAGTTGCAATGTCTTTAGTGTTAACAGATCTTCTCAAAATCCTTTGCCTTTCTTTCTTTGTCTATTAATCTTCTGCATCTCGCGACGCTTCTTCTCTACAGCCTGTTGCATTGGAGACTTGGGCCTCCTCATACTTGTCTGACCTAGATTTCGACCTTTACCCCTGTACTTAAGAAGATCATACTTCTTGACCCAGTTATAAACTGCCTGAGGAGTAACTTCAATGTTGTAGCTTTCTTTAAGCCTCTTGCAGATGTCCGTCAAGTTCATGCGACGCTTGACGTAATGATCGTATAGCCACTGCTTATCCTTGTATGGTTCCGTAGCCACGATCTACATAATACCACAGAGCGATGCCCAGAGAGTCGTTTATGTCATCATCATCTGTAGAACAACCCACCTGAGCCTCAATGATTCTTTTCACCCGAGTCTTGCGCTCCTCAGTGAGTCTTTTCTGAAGACCCTTAGTGCCATGTTTCTTCTCAATCTCCTTCTTGTCATCTTTAGAAACGTTCTTGTACCCAATTTTATTTTTCCAGATAAGAGGATTGATATCACAAACATCGCCACAATAGTCATCCAATACCCCCCATGAGTATCCAATAATATAAGAAAGAATCCTGCTTGACTGAAAGTTCTGGATGTAGACAGATTGCTCTATAGCCGCATGTGTCGGCTTGTGTTCTTCACATACTTCTTTTAACCCCTGCCTAATAGCTGAAAACTTATTAGAAACCTCTTTTTGAGATTTAAAGTCAATCTTCCCGGTTGCAACTACAGAAAACTTGTTCCATTCAAGATCAACGACTGACCAAGCAAGAGAATGAGAAGCCGGATCTACCGCCAGAAGGCGAATAGTTTTAAGTTGATTAATAACTTTAACGATACTCATCTCTCAGGTTCTTTTCATCCCAGCCCCAAGAGACAAGTCTTTTTATATATCGCTCTCTCTTGCACCTTTCGCAAATATCCTCTTTATTGTAAGAGGAAAGTATAGTATTGCATTCTCTAGTTTCACAAGTCCTTTTTGAATTTTTCTTCTCTTTGTTCTTGTAGTAATTGTCAAGAAGTTTTTTGTTTGTGACAATTCTTCTGCAATCTGGGGAACAAAAGATCGCATTGTACGTTTTTGGTACAAAGATTCTCCCGCATCCCTCATTCTTACACGGTATCGGTTCAAAATGACTCGAACTCTTGCTCAACGTTGCCTTCCGACCAGCACATTTTTGCTAAATCACAATTAGCGCAGTGCTTTGATGTCCTTTTATAAGGACGATCAGGAATTACTCCATCTTGTACGCTCTGATAGATCTTCCTATACTTCTTAAATAGTTTATCAAGAAAAGCGTCGTCACGTTCAATATATATTGGTAAAATTTGTTGATTATTCTTATTCTCGTAAATTACAAACCCAGAGTCTAAATCAAGACAGTGCATGTACAAATTAGCCTGACGCACATGGTCATCGCTAGGCTTATGTGCTAACTGGCGATAATGGAAGCCTTCAGATGAGATTGACTTTAACTCAATTAGTTTCTTACCGTCCAGTTCGATGATTCCATCGGCTGTTCCTTGGATTGGTGGGTCATCGTTTGAGATCGGTATCTCAGAGGCGACAAGAATACCCATACTATCAAGATAAGAATATAACCGATCATGGACAGCGTGGCCATTGTCAAAGATACGATAAGTCTGAGAAGAGAACGAAGGTGTGTAAGTAACTCCATCAAACATATAATACCAGTATCTTGCACACTGATTTGTGCTACTGGGTCTAAAATAGTCAACCTTTTTATATACCGGCTCGTTGCGCTTCTGAAGATCTACGTCAATATTCTCAACTAGCCAGTCTTCCATCTGAGAGCCTGTAAGTTGCTCAGACTCAACCACAGCCTTCTTTTCTTCTGTCTTTCTTAATGCACCTAATGACTTCATGACACTCCTGTTCTAGCAGCTAGTTTTAATACGTTAATGTTTTCGCCCAAAGCTTCGTACATAGTCTTCCAAATATCATTGGTAAACTTATCTTCTTCAACCATCATTGACGACTTACGCTTATACATCTGAGACTTAATAATCATAGTGGTCCTGTAGGCCGCAAGTTGATTAGCGTACCTAATTGCTTGACCACCAACATAGGTCTCTGGTCGATCAATGATATCTTGCACAATCTTCATGCACTCAATGAACTCATCAGCCTGGTCGCCCATAAGTTCAGATATTCTGTCTATGTCTATAAAAAAATTACTCAACAACCTTCCTATCTACTATAAGTGAAAATAAATCTGTCTTTCTCAGAGATTCTGGCCTGAACAGATGCCATGTCAAAATAGCCCAGCCCACAAACGTCGGAAGCACCGTAGTCTTTCTAGCAAGACCATTCTTAAACGCACTAGACATTGTTTGATGCTTACCATGTATTGCCCAGTAATCGTAAATAAATACGACAACCGCTGTTGCAATCCAACCGAAAATGCCGTGCCTCTCAACCTTCTTCATGATTTCTACGTTGTTCCAAGATAATATCTTCTGCTCTTTGCAGAATGTCATCTACAAGGTCAGTTTCAGGAATATCTTCGTAATACTCCATCCCGCTAAGAATTCCAACAGCATAATAAAATGCCATTTGGAACAATTCCTCATTCGTAATCT